TAGTTTGTAACGACTACTCCCTTAGCTAATAAAATAATTAAAGTAGGGAGGTGTATCATATGGCTGTCGCTGAAATCACTGAAAACGATGGTGTAATTACCGAAACAGATCTACAGGGTAACACAGTAACTTATAATTTTGCTTCTGTGGGCCAGTATGTCAATGTTGTATCCAAGCAACTTGAACCTATCTCTGGATCATTCGCAAAACCAATTGGCATTTTAACTCCTGTCTCATTAGGCTACGGAGAAGCCGGCCTTTTTGAGATGTCTAAAGATTATGCCCGGCAAGTATCTGATAATTTTAGAAACATGATTGCCACAAACCACGGGGAGCGTCTTGGCTACCATGACTTTGGAGCCAATCTGTTACCCTTAGCTTTTGATTTAATGTCAGAAGGGGCTGATGTCACAGCAATTAGAAGAATTAAAGCGACGACTGAAAAGTATATGCCTTTTGTGCAGCTAGATACATTTGAGTCGTTTAAAGAAGAACCACTACCTCAATACCTAGCTAAGTCTGGTGTGAGAATAACGTACTCAGTCCCTACCCTGGGTTTAGTAGAGCAAGTGGTAGAAGTAATAATATACGCGGGAGCATAAATTTAGATGGGAATAGACATCAAGAAGAAAATTAAAAAGTCAATCAACAGAACATATCTGTCTAGAGACTTTGAATCCCTAAAAGTAGAATTAATTCAACAGGCAAAAATATTTTTTCCTGATAAAATACAGGATTTTTCGGAGCCTTCTGTGGGAGGTATGCTTGTCGATATGGCTGCTTATGTGGGCGACACAATGGCCCACTATCTAGACCACCAGTTTAGAGAGCTAGATCCTATGCTGGCAACAGAAACTTCGAATGTGATGATGCATTTGAGAAATACAGGCCAGATAGGACATGGTGCCGCACCCAGTTCCGTTATCTTAGCAGTATCCATAGATGTACCGGCAGAAAAAATTCCAGGAGGCTACGGACCAAAAAATTCAGCGCTTCCTGTCCTGTTAAAGGCTACGCTAACTAAATCTTTTACCGGTGTAGTCTTTAACGTAACAGAAGACCTAGACTTTTCTAAAAAAGATACATTGGGTAACTATTTGGCAAAATACTCTGTTATAGAGGCGTCTGCGTCTGGAGAACCTCTAGTTTATCGTGTAACAAGAAAAGTCGAGGCTGTTTCCGGAATTATGAAAACACAATCGTTCTCATTATCGGCTACCCATGTCCCGTTCAGAGAATTAGTACTCAGCTCTGCGGATGTCTCAGCCGTTCTTTCTGTTACCGACTCTGAGGGTAACACTTACTATGAAGTTACTGCACTAAGTCAAGATACAGTTTTTAAAGCAGTCCAAAATATGGATCTAAAAGACTCTTCGCTAGTCAGCAGCAACTTAGAAGTAGTTCCTGCTCCTTATCGGTATGTTAAAAAGTATAATTTCACTACTAGAAAGACTACGCTTCGATTTGGAGGCGGAAATGCTGATACACTAGATGATGATATAATTCCAGATCCTAGTGAGCTCTCTTTGAGTCTATATGGAAAAAAGACGATGTCGAGATTTAGTATAGATCCAAACTCACTATTGGGAACGCAGACATTAGGAATATCACCTAAAAATACAAAAATTTCTGTAACTTATAGGTACTCAGGAGGAATTAGTCACAACGTTTCGGAAGGGTCTATTAATGAGATAGTAGCTCTATCATTAGCGTTTAATAACAGTCCTGTTGCTAATGATGCGTTATCAGTTAGAAAAAGCTTTAAAGTATACAATCCTGCTGCGGCCGGAGGCGGGGCCAATCCGCCTTCTCTAGAGGCACTTAGACTTATGACTATAAATGGTCGACAAAGTCAATCCAGGGTGGTGACAAAAGAAGATCTTCTTGCTAGAATTTATACGTTACCCACACTCTTTGGTAAGGTCTATAGAGCAGCAATTGAACCCAATCCAATCAATCCCCTCTCATCACTTCTTTATGTGCTCTCCTTAGATAACAAAGGAAGAATAGCACTGGCTCCCGACTCTCTAAAGAATAATTTAAGCAAGTACCTCAATGAATACAGGCTGCTAGGAGATGCTTATGATATTCTAGACGGAAGAATTATTAATTTTGCCATACAATACTCAGTTGTGACGACACAAAATTGTAACAAGGTTCAAGTCGTGCAAGGAATCAACTTAAAGCTAGCCAGTGCTTTTAATAATAAAAACTTTCAAATAGGGCAGCCCTTCATAATTGATGATGTGACAACAATAATTCTCAATACCCAATTTGTTGTAGGGATAAATAATTTAAAAGTCTATCCAATCGCCGGCACAAAAGACAGCCGAAAGTATTCTACTGTTGTATTTCCGTTTGAAAAGAATACCAAGAATGGCATTATATTTCTTCCTCGCGGTGGCATTTTTGAATTGAAATATCCAGCTAACGATATCGTCGGAACGGCGATTTGAGGTTTTTATGATTATTTTTTGTACAGCTAGCGAAGATACATACATAACTGATAAGATAATAGACGGTCAGTTTAGAGCTGAAGATGCAAATGTAGGACAAGCTGGAACGCTAGATCTTTTCAAGCTTTATAATGAGACAACGTTAAATTCCAGCGGTAATCAGAATGAAATATCTAGATTGCTAGTAAGATTTGATTATCAGAAAGTTCATAAGCTGACCTCTTCTAAGCTTGACTTAAACTCTTCAAAGTTCGCCGCGACACTGAAACTATTTGATATGAGATCAGGAAATGCTGTCCCACGAAACTTTAATATAGTTGCCTTTCCGCTTTCACAGTCATTTGACGAAGGCCCTGGAAGAGATATTGGGTCATTTAATGATCTTGCAGATGCTAATTTTATAACTGCTTCATATAGTAATGGATCAGTTAATGCATGGTATGCCTCAGGGGCAAACGCAATTGGAAATGCGGGCTCTGCTGCTATCGACGTAATTGAAAAGGCAAACTTAAATGACGGCTCCGGACTTTCCAGCATATTCGGTACTCAAAAATTCATTAAAGGAACTGAAGACTTATCGATAGACGTAACAAAAATCGTCTCTGCCACAGTCGCTGGACAAATGAGCAATCACGGATTCAGGATTTCTTTTAGCGGCTCGGATGAGAGTGATAAGAAGTCTCGATTCTTGAAGCGATTCGCATCCCGACAAGTCTTAAACCCCTTTCTTCGCCCTCGCGTAGAAGTGAGTTTCAATGACAGCATTCAAGATAATCACCAGAACTTTCTGTTTGATGTTTCAGGAACTTTATTTCTTAACTCCTACGTGAGATCGGCTCCAGCGAACATCGTTTCTGGTAGTAGTCTAAGTCCTGTAACAGGTGAAAATTGTCTAATACTACGTGTACGATCCGGATCATTTTCTTATATCACCACAGCATCTCAACACTCTCAGGGGACTATTTTAAGTAATGGCATAAAAAAATATATGACTGGAGTTTACTCTGCATCGTTTGCAGTGCCCTCAAATGATTCTACAGTAGTTGATTTTAACACGACTCTGGCACAAATGGTCTCTAACACAGGCTCTATAAAGTTTAGTACATTCTGGAATTCGCTAGATGAGAAAGTGGGTTATCATACCGGTAGTTTAACAATAAAAAGAGTACCACGTTTTGGGGGTAACTTTATTTCTAGGGAACCGGTAATTTATGTTTTAAATTGTAGCTCACAATATTCGTCAGAAGACGAAATAAAATTTAGAATATTCGGAAGAGATATTGAAGCAGAAGACAATCTACCAGTCAGAGTACCCATAGAGACTAAGTCTACTATTTTTGAAAAAGTTTATTACCGCGTAAAAGACTATGATAGCGGAAAAGTGATAATACCATTTGAGAAAAAAAGAGACTGCACTAGAGTTTCCACCGACTCTGACGGAATGTTTTTTGATATGCACATGGACGTGCTTCCAATCGGAAGGACTTTCTGTTTTGAGTTTTTAATTGATAATAGAGGACAAAAGATAGTTGTCCAAGATAAGAGAGCAATATTCTCTATAACAAAGTGAGATAATGTCTGAAACATTTAAAAATGTTCTTTTCAAACCCTCTGTAGTAAAGGGTCTTTTCGATGCTGAAAAGTCTATAGGACAAATTTCTCTTGCCGGCGGAGGCAAAGAACAACCCATTCAAATACTCGATCCCACGGGTACATTTAGATTTGACCCGCCAGGAAGTCCTTTAAAAAGTACACAGCAATTAAATATTGATTTTTCTAAATTTGAAAATCATACATTTTTTAATTCTGCGGAGTCCAAATTACAGGTTGCATTTGAAAAAGTAATAAATCAATATCCATTTGACGGTACCAAGAAAGATACTATTACCTACCTCGATGGCCTAAAAGGATTTCAGCGTCATGTCTTAAGTCTTTTTCCTAAAAATGTAGGTTTTCTGATATTTTCTGGAACACAAAAGAATGAAGACCCTGCCCACGGAGAAGATGCTGAATTAGGAACTTTCTTAAAGGTGATAGATTCTGCTGGAACAACTTTTGCTGCCGCCGGAGAAGGAGGTACAGGAGAAAGCAAT